TCACAGATTGAAGATGGTGGAGTTAATCTAACTCTCACAGATATTCCATATGGAGAAGTAAATAGAGACAGTAATGGCTTAAGAAAACTTGATAAAGAAAATGCTGATATTATGACATTTGATTTACAAGAGTTCTTAATAGAGTTATACAGAATAACATCAAGCACAATTATTATTTTTTGTGGCAAGGAACAATTATCAGAAATACATAAATTTTTCTCTGATAAGCAGAAAAAGAACAAAGGAACTGTAAGACAATTAATCTGGAAGAAAACAAATCCGAGTCCTATGAATGGTCAACATATCTATTTATCAGGGATTGAAAATGCTGTTTGGTTCAAGAAACGTGGTGGTACGTTTAACGCTCGTTGTAAAAATACAGTATTTGAATATCCTTGTGGTCGAAGCAAATTACACCCAACAGAAAAGAATCATAATTTAATCAAAGAGTTAATCCTAGATAATAGTAATGAAGGGGATATTGTGTTTGATCCATGTGCAGGCAGTGGTTCACACTTACTTGTTGCAAAAGAGAATAATAGAAAGTGGCTTGGAATGGAATTAACAGATACATATTTTAAGATTGCAAGCGAAAGAATGAAGTAGAAGTACAGAGGTGACAATTTGATAGAACCACAGTTTTGTGTTGTAGAGGAATTAATATCTATGGAATATATGGACAGAAGTGTTTTAATCCTATATCCATATGAACTTAGCAATGAACCAATATTAGAAGACAATATCCCCAAAATGACAAAAGTGATAAGAGAATATATAAAAGAGTCTGAGATGTATAGAAAGTGTGTAGATACAATTCCAAATCTTATATGGGATTCTCAAAAATTATCTATGCAGAATGAAGCTGATGAGCATCAAAGAAAAGCCGATGAACTTGCAAAAATAATGAATGAAGGTATCAGCCCTTATGCCTGGTATGTTAAAGGTAGGTTTAATGGAGAGATAGGTGGGCTTCATTATAATGTAGATAATATAGTTTATTTGGATAGAAACTAACAAGAAATTTTGGTTTCTTGGCTTGTCACGAAACCAAGTAACAATGTAGATATAATTTTATAAGAAAGGAAAATATAGTCTCATGAGTTAAAGGTGCGCACCACTATTGGTAAGAGACTATTAAAGTATTAGAGTTATTTGCTGGTACACGTTCAATTGGCAAGGCTTTTGAAGCAAGAGGTCATGAAGTGTACAGTGTAGAATGGAATAAAGATTTTGAAAACATTGATTTATATGCAGATATTAGTCAAGTAACTGCACAAGATATCTTAGAAAAGTTTGGTCATCCCGATGTTATCTGGGCATCGCCTGACTGTACAACGTTCAGTATTGCTGCAATAAGTCATCATAGAAGAAAGAATCCTGAGACTGGTAATCTTGATCCAATCAGTGATTATGCAAAATTTTGTGATGCAACTGATCAGCATGTCGTTTCTTTAATCAAAGAATTAAACCCAACTTATTATTTTATTGAAAATCCTCGTGGTGGTATGAGAAAGATGACTTGGATGCAAGACCTTCCACGATATACGGTTACATATTGTAAATATGGTGATACTCGGATGAAGCCTACAGATATTTGGACTAACCATCCGAAACCAAAATTTCTGCCTATGTGTAAGAATGGAGATCCGTGTCATGTATCAGCTCCAAGAGGCAGTAGGACAGGCACACAGGGATTAAAAGGTGCAAAAGAGAGAAGTGTAATACCACAGAAATTGTGTGAACATATTGTAGATATTTGTGAAGAAGGACTTGCTGAAAATAATTTACATGATAAGTGTAAGTCGTGCGACAACAAGTGGTCTTCGCTTGAATGTGATATGTGTGAAAATTTCGATATGTATGAGAACAAAAAAGAGAATAATGATGTGTAACTAATAATTTGTAAAAATTTCAATCTCTAAAATGCCCTAAAATCAAGGCTTTCAGAGATTGAAAAAGCCAAGGAAAACCACGTTTCTTTTGGTTATGAAAGTAGGTGAGAAATTGAAAAATATATTTTTAGAAGCTGCTATGAACTATAACAAGATGAGTAATTCAGAAAAAGCAAAAGCGAATAATATAATTCGAGAAAATGTCAAAGAAATCATGAAGCCTCGTCCAAAAACTGAACGAGAAAAAGAACTTGACAGATTAGCGAAGGAAGAAAAGGAAGAGTATGAAAGAAACAAAAATGCTTTCTATGCTGATCCTATTCATTGGAACAACAATAAGCGTAGAAGACATGGATTATCTGTATTAAGAGGGAATGTTAATAAATACCGTTTAAAGAAATATCCAGCGTTTTATCCTTCTGTAAAATTCTTTGGTCGGTTGGATGATATTATTACCGAAAAATTAGAAGATAATTTTAAGAATAATGAGTATTTTAATTCTTTTGTTGAAGAAAAAGATTTGGCAGTTGGTGATGCAAATGTATTTAGAGTGAGTAAATAGGAGAATAACAATGAGTAAATCATTAGAATTTGTAAAAGAACGAATTGCATCAGGTCAGTGTAATGGCATGGAGAATAATAAATATGAATCCATGATTGAACAGGATATACGAGAGTTATTTACGGTTATTACTTACACCAAAGATGGAACAATTTTAATAGATGTTCCTTATCTTAAAGGTGACAAACCTTATTTTAATGTAATTATTAAGCATGATCCAGATGCAGATTTTGAATATTTCACAATGCAGCGTTGCAATTGGGATGGAACGTTTGTATTCTTTCAAGATTTAATGGGTGAGTGCATAGATAAAATGATTCATCTTAAAACCTGTAATGTAAATAAGGAGATTCCAAAAGATTTAACTGGATATTCTATTGTCTACACTGTCGGAGATTTTGTATTAGCAGAAGAATTTGGTGATCAATTTGCAACAAAAGAAAAACCTTGGATGAAGAGTAGATTTACGGCTATGTTACCAATTAAGTTTAATGTAGTAAGGAATGAAGAATAATGTATTTTGATTTAAATATTGAAGAATGGAATTTTAAAAATGATTATGAAGACATCTATTTTCTGCTTCATTGTTTATACAATGCAAAAACTGAGTTATACGACAGAACTCTTACTGATATGAGAAGCAGATATGATCCGACTGAAGCATTTATAGATAACGGGATTAATGGCTGGAATAGAAGGAGATCGAATTGGTATTCCAAGAAATTATACGATAAATGTGTGAAATGTATTGAGTTAAAAACAAGAGGTCATTTTATACACAGACATTGGAAAGAATGCGTTTGGAGGTATAAAGGTCTTTCAGCACAAGAATGGATAAATTTATATCAGCAATTAATTAAAGAAAATAAATACGACAGTTGGATATTGGAATATATAGAAGCGTAGGATGGTGTCAATATGGAAGAAACAACAGAATTAGAGAAGAAATATTATAAGCTTCTAATAGGCGAAACGTTTCATTGCTATGATATTACATTAAACGAATTACTGATTATTATGAACGCAGAGCTTAATATTAATACATTATCTTTGCAGAAGTCAGGAAGACATAATTTTTATTGTAGAGTCGATGATAAAACCAAACAGTACTATTTACGAAAATTTGGTTTGTTGGATAATGACCATGTAGAAATAGGAGAATAACAGTATGGAGTTATCACAAGATGAAAGACAAAAATTTTTAGAGTTAATAGATAAAGTAAGTCCATGTGCTGCAATTTCTGAAAAAGAAAATCTTAAAAAGTTTAAAGAGTGGCTGGATAGTGATAGCTCAAAAAGAGTTACATTTGTTGAAGCTCCAAAAATATTTAAAGATCAGGTTGGAAATGACAAAGTGTTTCTTATACCAACAAATGACGAAGCTATAAAGCCAATAAGAGTAATATTCGAAGGAGAATAACAATATGAACAAAAGACAGAAAAAGAAGTTATTTAAACAGACGCTTATTAAAGTTAGAAAACTGAATCCACAGGAGGGTGATGTGATTTGTTTACAGCCAGATTTAGATCGGGTTGATGCCGAAACTATGTGCCAGTTTATGAAAGTTTGTTCGAATAATGATGTTTTCGGTGAATCGAAGTTAGCTTTTGTACCTGCTGATATTAAGCAACTAAATAATAAGGAAGAAGCTCAAATATATGTTGATAAGTTACAGAGTATTGTAGATCAGATGGGAGAATAAACAATCCAATTAAAGAAGCATTTCTTTAGGAAAGGAGAACAATAAATGGAAACATTTTCAATAGTAGATAAGATAAATGTGGATAAGTTGAATACAAAAGTTGCAGAGTTTGTATGTAGGGAAGGGCATGAGCCTTATATATTTGCAAATAAAGAGACACTTGATGCATTAGTTAAGCCAATTGAGCAGGCTGAAATGTTTATAAATTCTTGGGGAATTGGACTTGTAAGCTCATATAAGGGTTGTCTTACTGGTATGTATCGTGGGAATAAAATGTTCAGAGATGATACATTAAAATTCGGTGAAATCGAGCTGAGATAAGAGAATAAATATATAGAAAGAGATGATTCGATGAGATGCAGAGATTGTCCTTATGGGATTGAAGATTTTACATTAAGAACAGAAATGTATAAATCGGTATATGGTGAATATCCAGATGAAGATAGAGCTAATCAATCAGAACAGTTTGTTTGGTGTGATAAAGTTGGTGGCAAAGTTTATTCTTTTGGTCATTGCAGTGATTGGTATGAACAAGACGAAGAAAATTATAAGAATCATTCTAAGAAAAAGAGAATAAATAAACGTGAGAGATATTTGAGACATCAGAATCACCTCAGATATTTATATGAAACTGTTGGTGGTTATTATCCAACGCCTGTTAGATATGTGGATGAAATATGGATTAAGGGTATTGGTTATATTAAAAATCCAAAGCCATATTATCAGAGATTGTATCGTGGTAAGAAAAGTAAATATTTGAAACAGTTATCTAATAGGAAAATACGTAGATATAAAGGTGAATTGCATAATGGTTATCAGCACATCCATAAAATTTTTGATTGGTGGAATGAATTTTGTTAGGAGAATAAAGAAATGAAGATAGAATTAATCAAATTAAAATTCAATGATACTCATTCTTATAAGCATAAGCCATTCACTCATTGCTGTGATGAAATTCAAAATGATAAAGCTATTGTATTTACAGGTGAAGATTTGGTTCATAGTGACGATTGTTGGGATAACGAAAGATACATTCCAAGATTCTGTACTTCTTATACAGAAGTCATTACGTCCTATGAGGATGAATGGGAGCAGACAGACAATTATCCAATCCAGTTTTGTCCTCACTGTGGCGAAAAGATTGAGATTTCAGTTGTAGATGAGATTGATGTATCGGATAAATACAATGAATTATCTAAGCAGCGTGAGGAATTGTGGAAGAAGTGTCAGAAAACAGATAGTAAAAAGAGAGAATCTGAGTTAAGAGAACAGATTATAAAGCTTGATAAGCAGATTGACAGTTTTTATTGGTTAGATGAGTGGAAGGAGGATATCTATGTATAAACAAATTATTATTGCTAGAAAAGATTTGAATATGAGTTCTGGCAAGCTCGCAGCTCAAGTCAGTCACGGCTCTATGGCATTTCTCAGTTGGTTTATTAGAAATAATGCCGATTTAGATGGTCATGTTGATGGCTATATTGACGAAGATATTCTTCACAATTGGATTGAGGGTGAATTTACAAAATGTGTTCTTCAAGCCAAGAATAAGAATCAGTTGCTAAAAGCTAAGACTATGGCAGAAGAATTAGGAATGGTTGAAGGTAAAGATTTCTGGCTTATAAGGGATAACTGTCACACTGAATTAGAACCCGAAGAGGATGGTAGGACACTTACTGTAATTGGTTTTAGACCAATGGACAGTGAACTTATTGATCCGATTGGAAGAAAATATAATTTATATATGTAGAAATGGAGAATATTAAAATGGAGAACAGATTATTACTTGAGAGTGAAGTGATTAAAACAGTAGATAAACATACGAACGATGAGAATCAGTTAGATAACGACATTAGCTGCATTCTTGAAGAAGTAAATTCTGTTGTATTGGTTGGTTCAAAAGAAGCAATGAATAACTTTAAAATAGAAACTAAACCAGTACAGAAACAGAAACGAGTTGAACTATTCGAGAATGAAGATGTTGTACTAGAGCAACGTGGCAACAGATATTATTTGTCTCTGTACGATAATAAAGGAAATTTCCAGAGAGAAGTTACTATTGATGTTAAGGACGATTACAAGGTTGGACTTGGAAATTGTAAGTAAAGGAGATTACTATGGCGGTATTTAAAAATTTTAAAGATGATGAGTTAATCGTAAGCTGTAAATGTGGATGTGATGAAGGTATCCACTTTAAGATTCATGATTATGGAGATGGTGATTATGCTTTCTTAACATATACAAATGGAAACTTTTACACTCAGCAAAGACCATTCTTTGAGAAGTTGAAGAAAATTTGGGCGATTATTTGGAATAAGGATTTTTATTATTCTGATATTGTGCTTACAAAAGATAATTTTAAAGAATTCAAGGAATGGGTCAATAGAAAGTAAAGGAGATTGCTATGAATAGAAATTTGGATGGATACTATTTTAGAGTTAAAAGAGATGGTAAATGGGATAATATTTGCTGGTCTGATATGACAGATGAAGAAAGAGACGAGCAAATGACCAATCGTAGTGAGGAATGGTTAAAGTCGCTGTGTAAGGGACTTGGTAATGTTATTCATAAGATTGGTGAAGATTTAGACATTGCGTGTGAATAAAAGTAAATTCAGGTTTCTTGTGAATATTTAAAGGAGGAATAATAGTGAGTAATTTTACACCAGTAGAAGTTGTAAATATATTGGCTTGTATCGCAATGATGTTCTTTTGGGGACTACAGATTGAACCATCTAAAAAAGTACAGAATTTTGCGAGAGTGTTTTGGTTAATTAGTTTAATTGTAGTGTGGATATGTATATTTTTGAGATAATAATTCCGCAATAAAAGAGAGAATATTAAACCAAGGATAAAATCAATGATTTTTATGAACTAGGAAAAATAAAAGAGGTGAACGATTAATGTCTTTAGTATATAAAAATGACACATACAACTATAATGGCGAATATGAAATGGGTTCATTAAATAAGTTTGCACAAGCAGAAAGAAGATTGTTAGCAAAGAAACAAGCATTGGATGATATGAAGAATGAATATAATCTTATTGAACAACAAGCATTTCGCACTTATAAAGAGAACATTCAGTATATGCTGCTCGATCAGTCGTCTACGATTAAAACGTGTAGAGAATGGTTAAATATGTTATCAAAGAATCAGGATGCAGATGGTAACAAGCTTGATAAGAGAAAGAAGTATAAAGAAAAAGAAATGTATGATTGGTATATTGATTATATTAAAAAGCTTCTTGATATTGAGTATATGAATAATGTTAAATTCATTGATTTTAATTTTGGTCAAGCTACTGATATTCAGTTTGAATATAAAGAGCATAATTGGTGTTTAGAAATTCCTCATATTAAAGCTATCAAATTAGATGCATATAAGAATTATGGTGGCAGTGTATTTAAACTTGCGTTAGTACACAATGATACAGAATGTAGTTGGTCGCAGTTTGGCTCTACATATGAAGAAGATGAATTAAGAGATATCATGACACAAGGTATTAAGAAATATTGTAATTAGTTATTTCACAGGAAAGCAACATATCCTTGGATTTTGAAAGGAGGTATTAAATGGTTGATTACAAGACACTTATTGATTCAACTGAATTACAACAGAAAGTATTGGATTATATCGCCTCAGATGAATTTAGCAAAATGGTTGATTCAACAGTGTTTAAAGATAACAATCAATGTAAAATGGCTATTATTCACGGAATGGCTATTGCATCTATGTTGACTTGTAGATGTGAATCATTTTGTATAAATTTTAAGAAAGAAGAATTTGAAGATGACAACAGACCACAATGCTGTATAGACCATGATAAGTATTTTTCAACATGTGACACTTGTGAGTTTGGAGAATAATATCTTGGAGGTGTGCGCCAGTTCGGTGCCGAATATATAGTTGGTGGGAATCCAGTCTGGTAAGACCTAGCAAGTCGCCAGTACCGAGTCCTTGGAGCATCGAAGGCTAACAATGATGTTTAAGCGTAGGACAGGGAACAGGAACGCCGTAATGCGAAAGCGTGAAGTGATTGAGCTTCGTTAGAATTATCGATTGTGTGGGGTGGTCTGCTACCTCCTTGGGTCACCAATAAGGAATAATCGCTAAGCGAGATTATGAAAACACACCGGAGTCCCAGAGCACGGCATACCTGATATAGTTATATTCGACATACCTGGGAGACCTGGACAGTTCTGGACATGAGCCAGTAGGGAGTATCGGCCAATGCAATGGTGAGTACGAACGAAGACTGTTGAGGAGTCGGATTCATCCATAGTACCGATGAAGGAAGTAATGACTCTGGAGGGAAGGGATGGACAATAAGTCGCTTTTGCAATCAAAACATAGAAAGCACAGGAGGCAGACATTCTATGGAAAAAGAGAAAGCAGAAATAGCCAGTCTCGTAGAAAAATATGGAAGAGTCCAGTCGTTAATGAAATACGTCAACAAGGATACGCTCAAAGAATCTTACAGCAAACAGCCAAAAGGTAAAGCGGTGGGAGCAGACGGAGTTACAAAGGAAGAATACGGGAAGCGGTTGGAAGAAAATATTGAAAATCTGATAGTAAGAATGAAGAAATTTTCCTACAAACCATACCCGGTACGCAGAGCCTATATTCCAAAAGGAAATGGGAAAATGCGAGGACTGGGAATCCCGTCATTTGAAGACAAAGTGGTTCAGGGTGTTTTCAAGGAAATACTTGAGGCGATATATGAGCCGAAGTTCAAAGAGTTTTCCTACGGTTTTCGTCCAAATAAGAGCTGTCACGACGCAATCCAGAGGGTAAATAAACATATCATGGCAGATAAGGTAAATTATATAGTGGACGCTGATATTAAAGGCTTCTTCGATAACATAGACCATGAGTGGATGATTAAATTTCTGGAACACGATATAGCTGATAAGAACTTTATACGATATATCAAAAGATTTCTGATAGGCGGAGTCATGGAAGACGGAAAGCGGCTGGAAACAGAATCAGGAACGGTACAAGGCGGGCTGATTTCGCCAGTGCTTGCAAATGTGTACCTGCACTATACGTTAGACACATGGTTTGATTATGTGAAGAAACACGAGTTTAAAGGAGAAATGTATATGGTACGCTACGCAGATGATTTTGTTTGCCTGTTCCAATACGAGAATGAAGCACGAAAGTTCTATCAGCTTCTGATTGAAAGACTGAAGAAATTCGGACTGGAAATCGCAGAGGACAAAAGCAGGATACTACCCTTTGGCAGATACAAGGGAACAAAAGAAAGCTTTGATTTTCTGGGTTTTACGCATTACAATGCGAAAAGCCATTGGGGGAAATACTGTGTACTGCACAGAACAAGTAAAAAGAAGCTGAAAATAAAACGAGAGGAAGCCAAGAAATGGATATGGGAGCACATGCATGAAAGCATAGCCGACACGGTAGAGACACTGAATATAAAGTTAGCAGGGCACTATCGCTACTATGGAATCTATGGGAACTATATAGGACTCATAAAATATTTTGTGTATGTGAGGCAGGAAGTCTGGAAGAGTAAACGTCGCAGAGACCAGTCTTATTGGCTGACATGGAAAAAGTATCGGGAGATTTTAAAGATACATCCATTGGAAACTCCGAAGATATATGTAACAAGTGCTTATTAGGCGAAAGGCTTATTGAAGAGCCGTATGCCTTAATAGGGCATGTGCGGTTCTGTGAGGGGCTTTTGAGACTTGAACCTCTCATCGCAAAAGAATATAGATGAAAGGAAGTGGAAAAGTCGAGACAAAGTCTACTCGACGAAAACATGGATGATTATAAGAATTATATTGTAATTGGACATAAATATAATGGGTTAGGAGAATCTGCCGATCCTGATAGTTGGGACAATGTAAAATATGATTTTAATACAGAAGATGAAGTGAAAGATTTTCTGAGCAGGAATCCATCATATTTATTTCGTTTAAAAGCAATTTACAAAGTAAAAAAATTGGATATTAATCATTTTGTTTAAACATTAAAGGTTAAAAATACAAGAATCCAATCTTTCATTGGAAAATTTTTAATCATATCTAAGCCATTCGGCTATGGGAATCCCAGTAAATAAGAGAATATTACAGTGTAACTAATAAAAATATTACATATAAAGGAGATTTTAAATGAAGAACACAAATTGGAAAGTGCCAGTAATTATTGGCGTAGGAGTATTAGCAGTTATTTTGATGATTGTATTTGGTGTACAGAGTTCGCAGAATAAAGCTATTGCACTTGAAGAGCAGGTAAATACAGCGTCATCAGACATTAAGGTACAGGAAAAGCGAAGAGTTGACCTTGTATATAACCTTGCTGATTGCGTAAAACAGTATGACAAACATGAAGCTGATACATTGACAGCAGTTGCAGATGGTCGTGGATCAACAGGAGATATTGAGAATGTAACAACAGCTATTACAGCAGTTGCAGAAGCATATCCTGAGCTGAAGTCCAATGAGAACTATAAGACTCTTATGAATGAGTTATCTATGACAGAGAATATGATTGCAGAGTATCGCAGCAATTACAATAAACAGATTAAGGAATACAAGAGATATGTAAGAAAGTTCCCTACAAGACAGTTCCTTGGATTGCTTGGATATGAAGTGCAGGAATATGAGTATTTGGATTACAATACACCAGTTGATGCTCCACAGGATTTGTTTAAAGAGGATTAGTATATGAGATATGGTAGAAAAGGTTTTGATTTTGGTGATTTTGAAATAACAAAACGTGAAATCTTGGCTAGCATTTCTATCATTGCAGTTATGATTCTGTTTGGTATTCTGATTTCTTCCAAGATTTCAGAACACCAAATGGATAAAAATGAAATTTATAACAAGGCTGTTAAGATAGAAAGTCAAGAAATGTTCCAATATGGAATTGATACAAATGTTGGTAATGCGTTTGTATATGGTGATTTGAAAGCAGTAGATACAGTTACATATCCTGAAATTGGTGGAGAATATATGAGTGTAGAAAAAGATGAGGAACACTACACAAAGCATACAAAAACGGTATATGAGTATGACGATGATGGTAATGTAATTGGTAGTCACGAAGAGGAATATTGGACTTGGGATTTATATGACAGTGATAACAAACATTGTGATAAAGTAACTTTTCTTGGAATTGAATTCGATTATGGTCAAATTTATAAACCATATGAGAATTATATTGACACGATTGATGGCGATTATCATGTTAGATATGTCTATTATGGTAGCAAAACAGAGTATACAGGAACAATTTTTACAAAGTTAGATAACCATACAATCAATAAGACGGAATTTTATAAAGATATGAATATCAATGATACAGTAGACCACTTACAGTCTAATGTAGGTGTGATTGTTTTCTGGATCTTTTGGATAATTTTAATTGGTGGAATGGTATTTGGGTTCTACTATTTAGATAATAGGTGGTTAGATTAGTAAGAAATTTTTCTTTCCTTTGAACAGATTGGAGGTGTGAATATGTATCAAGAATTAAAAGATAATGAAAATTTTTCAGATAAATACGCAACATGGATTATAGCATATTGTTTAGATACAGATTCATTTTTTGCAACGAATCAAAGACATTTCTTTTGGGAATATAATGATGAATTCCAATGCGAAAACGATGCGATTAATTATTTCAGAAACCATTTGGACGAATTTAAAAATGCTAGGAAAGAAATATTGAGTCATTGTGGTGGATGGAGCATTGACAAGGATTTATTTTTAGAAAATACGAAGGAAAGGTTTTCAAATACAAACAAAAAGAACAAACATACACAATTACCAAAAACAAGTTGTAGTATTCCAATGCCAGAAGTTGCAGCTATTTATAATCCAAAAGCCATTGCAAGAATAAAACTATGTGGTGGTGCTGTAACGATTAATGTTGATGAAACAATGGCATGGAAGAAACCAACTGATGAGCAGATTAAAAACCTACATGATTTATTTTGTATTGATGTTGAGATATTAGACAGTGGAGAATAACATTATGAAAGGTAAATATAGAGGCTGTGACATAGAAGTAGGACTAGATAGCTCAGGTTTCTTAACCTTTGCAGTATTCGATGATGGATATGAAGTGACAAGTGGATTTTCTGAAAGTAGTGACACTGTGAGAGATTATTTCAGTTATATGAAAAGTGTAGTAGATGACTATAAAGAATATCCAGAAGATTACGAATAGGAGAAGTAAATAGTGGTGATGTTAAGAATCTTACAAGACACGTTTTGATGAGAGTGTTGGATGAATTGAGAGAATAAATATTTGTAAACAATAATTTTTATATCATAGGAGGAAAATAATATGATGAACAATTTTTTAAATGGTATGTTTGGCAAGGTAGGAAGTGGAATGTGTAGACTTTCTATGAATGGTGGTATTGCAGTTAAGACAAATGGTGGTTACAAGACATATAACATCAAGACTGGCAAACTCACAAACTGTAGTAACTTTGTATTTGATATTGGTGAGGAATTCTTCTTTATTATTCCAACTAATAAGGTAGAGAAGGGCGACATCATTCTTGTAAATGGTAAGCCAAGATGTGTTATTGAAGCTGATAAGACAAAGATCACAGTAATCAATTATGAGGACTCAACAATCGAGACTGTACTTCCTGAAAGACATGTATTTATGGGTAATACATATTTTTATGGCAAGATTGTTTCGATGTTTGGTAGTGACGTTATCAAGGGCAAGAAAGGTACAAACAATATCTTTAAGTATATGATGCTTTCTCAGATGATGAAAGGTGATAATGGTTCTACTGGCATGATGAATGGTAATGGTGGAATGAGTTCTATGTTGCCACTTATGATGATGGGTGGAAATATGAGTGATATGTTTGACGGAATGTTCGACTTTGATATGAGTAGCAATGATGACGATGACACAGAAGTAGATGAAGAGGAGGAAGCATAATATGGGATGTGGTTCATGGACAAGAGATAGTTATGTAAGTTATTCAACAACAAAGGGTATGAGTGTTTCAACGGATGGTATGATTAGTGGTTCTTATTCTAATCAGGATATGTTTAAGGCAAGAAATATTGATTCTGCACTTGATCCTAAGAATGTTATTAGAGAGTGCTGTGATACAGAGGAGCATCCAAACACAATTCCTGTTATTCTTGCACTTGATGTAACTGGTTCTATGGGACAGGCTGCTGTTGAAGTGGCAAAGAAGTTAAATGTAATTATGACTAAGTTATATGAAAAAGTTACAGATGTTGAGTTTCTTATTATGGGTATTGGTGATTTAGCTTGTGATAGTTGTCCAATTCAGGCTTCACAGTTTGAGTCAGATATTCGTATTGCTGAACAGCTTGATAAGATTTATTTTGAATTTGGTGGTGGTGGAAACAGTTATGAATCCTACACAGCAGCATGGTATTTCGGTTCTCGTCACACAAAACTTGATTGCTTAAACCGTGGAAGAAAAGGAATTATTATTACAATGGGTGATGAGCAGTTAAATCCATATCTTCCATTTAAGAATAGAGGTCGTGGCTTATCAGAGGTGACAGGTGATAATCTTCAGTCTGATGTAGAGACTAAGGATTTATATGAAGAAGCATCTCAGAAGTTTAACATTTATCATTTAGATGTAAATCATGGTCACAGGTGGGATGAAAAAGAAATTGAGAAATCTTATAAGAAGTATCTTGATGATACACATTTTAGAAGAGTAACTATGGATAGTATTACAAATGAGATTGTAGATATTATTGTTAGTGAAGCAGAGAATAATGTTACAGATACAGTTGCTACACCTTCTAACTCAGAAGGAATTACTTGGTAGGATAGGAGATTTAAGAGATGAAAGACATTAAGATTGTGATAGGTGCTAACTTTGGAGATTGTGGAAAAGGATTAATGACAGATTATTTCTCGCAGAAACCTAATAGTATTGTTGTTTGTTCAAATGGTGGTGCTCAGAGAGGACATACCGTAACAACGCCTAATGGAATCAGACATGTCTTTCATCATTTTGGATCTGGAACATTCAATCATGCAAGTACATATTTATCTGAAGATTTTATTGTTAATCCAATTATTTTTAAGCAGGAATATGATGAATTGATAAAATTAGGATATATTCCGAATGTTTATATAAATCAAAACTGTATGTTGACAACACCTTTTGATATGATGGCAAACCAGATTATAGAGGAAAATCGTGGGAAAAATAAACATGGTAGTTGTGGCTTGGGAATTTTTGAAACTATCAAAAGATATAAAGCTGGCATAACTGATGTAGATAATCATATCAGGGAATATTACTTAGAACAATTTGAAAGAGAGAATGTTATATTAACAGATGAATGGTCAAGAATATTCTTTGATAATGGTATATTTGAACATTTTTTGGATGATTGGGATTTTATGAGTAATCACTCATTGACTATATCAGATAATTATTTCTTAAATCAGTTTGACACTATTGTGTTTGAAGCTGCACAAGGTTTATTACTTGATCAGAATAATACCGAATATTTTCCACATCTAACACCGTCTAATACAGGTATAGAAAATCCCAAGAGAATAATTGAAAACATTGAATGGAATGATGAGATAAATATTGAAACTTGTTATGTATCTCGTACTTATTTAACAAGACATGGTGCTGGTAAATTCCCATCTGAATGTAATAAGAGATTTATCAATGAATATATGTTTGATAAAACAAATGTGCCAAACCCATTCCAGGGCACATTGAGATATGGAACACTTGATTTGAGAGAATTGTATAGTAGATGTTCCGATGATGTAGGGAATTTTGGAGACGAAAAATCAATCGCCATTACACATTGTAATGAATCTGATTGGGATAATGATAAATTGATTGAATTATTCAAGGATTGGAATATTTATTATTCAGATGGCGAAACACATAATGATGTGAATTGAGGACAAGAAAGATTCGTTTCTTGTTGAATGAAAGGAGAATATATAAATGAACGAAGAATTTTTATTAATCGTAGAAAGCTTAGAAAAATATAAGGATCTATTAGAAAACAAGAATGATGAAATTTGTGACGGAATGACTGAAGGCGAGAAGAGAGCATATCAGTTAGGAATTACAAATATGTACGAAATGTTGAAACAAATTACTGAGCATGATCGTAACGAAGGTAACTATAACGTATTTGTTCCTGAGATTGAGGAAGAAGAATCTGGTGAATATGATTTAGAAGATTTTGTTAAATGGGATTCTAAGAACAGAGAATAAATAAGTAGGAAGTATCGGTTTCCATGGGAGGTGAAAAAGTGAGAATAGAAGAAATTGCTTTAAGACAAGAAGCAAGACAAATGTTATGTGAAGCTGGTTTAAGTAAAGAGGAACTTAAAGAACTGGTATTGAAAGATATAGATGATAAAGTAATTCAAGCGATTGAAAGTAAAATCAAGGGTGTTGATTTTGAACAAATGATTATGGATAGAGTTGATAGAGCTTTAACCAAAGCAGTTGATGATATTGTTCGAAGAGAAGTAGAGGGATATTTTTATAACAGAAGGCTCAATATTCGTGCAACTGCTTCATTTGAAGAATAAAAAATCGCAGTAAATTTCGATTTCTTTTGGAGAATATATATAAGGAGGATTGATACATACGAATTTAGTACAAGCATTAGAAAAGCAGATTGAGTTCTGTAATCAATATACAAGATATAAATGTGGTGTATTTGTAAGAACAAAAGCACAACGTGAGATTGTAATGGAATGTATTTCAAACTTATTGTTAGATCTAAGAAATACCCAATTAAGAAATTATGAATGGAAGTTAGGCTGTTATTGGAATAATGGTAATTGTATTGAAGTATTACCTGTAAACGATTCAGTTAGAGGACACAGATTTAATGGTGTAATAATTGAAAATGAAATCGAAAGAGATGTTGTTAATTCTTTGATTATGCCATATTTAATGGTAAGGATTGATTCTACTGGATACAAAATTGAAGAATTTAATAATGTTAAAGAGAGAATATTTACAGTAGATATTAGCAAGAGTGATGTCATTGAAAGTAAAAATCGTTCAATTTATATTTCGACTGGTTGGCAGAGAAATATGTTAAGCAGAGGATTAAGAAATTCAAGTATGTTTATTGATGATTTAAACGAAGAAATTTTTAAGAAGGAGTATATGTGTATGTTCGGTAATCACACAGCAGCTTATAGAGTTGCACAGGCAGGAACAGATAAAATTTATATTTACAATGCGACTGGTATTCCAAAAGAGAATATTAAATATGAGACAGAGTTTGTTAATAGAACTAAGGAAACTTATCTGAATATCAAAGGCGAACATAAAGTTGAAGGTATTGGATTTGAAAATGAAATTGATGTTCATTTACTTATTGATACTGATATATATGATAAGTATGAAGTTGACTTCCATGATGGTCTTGTTCTTGTGTTTTTACATGAGATTATCAATGAGAAGCCTGTTTTAGAGGATGTTTCAAAAAGTAAATAAAAAAAGGAGAATATACATATGAGCAATTTAAAAGAAAAATTAACAAAAGGTGGCGTAACAGCAGTTATTGTCATTACAATTCTAATTGTATGCTATGGACTTAGTTGGATTGTTACATGTGGAATAATCAAACTTATTACAATGTGCTTTGGTTTGACATTTAAATGGTCTATTGCAACTGGGATTTGGTTGATTATCTGTATTTTAAGGTCAGTTTTCAATGTAACAGTGAAGAAATAGAGTCGAAGGAAACTGACATTTCTTGGTGCAATTTAAAGGAGAATTATAAAATGAGCGATATTTGTAAAGATAGAGAAGCTTTAAGACCTGAATACGAACATTTTATTCAGACTGAGAGAGGTAAAGAATGGAAGCATTTTTGGCAGAGTCAAATAAATTCAGATATAGGTGGAGATTTTGGAGATTATTTGTATGACTTTTATCCAGAAATGTTGCAGTAATGAGAAAAATAAATGGCAAAAAAGAAAGGTTTTGGTGTAAGTCCGATAACAAATACAATCTACTATGGAACACAGGATACAGAAAAACATATGTGGGTTGGACAGAAAATAGATGTTACGGATGATGCGATAGCTGCTGTATATGAATGGTTTATGGGTAATATGGAAGACTTTGAAGGTAAGAAAGAAGAATATCAGATCACATATCCTAGTACAGAGTTTGAATTAGTAATGAGAAGAAAGAAAACAGAGAGTATATAGTTGGAGGTGAGAATGTGATTCAAGTAATTGAGACAAATTTGAGTATTGATAAGGATGATACCATAAAAGATCATCAGTCACGAATTGTTGAAGTTGAAGATTGGGATACATATTGCAAAGCATTTGAAGAATATAATGGTGAAGCTGTTTATTTTAAGTCAAAGGCTATGCGTGGTTACAGTATTTTATCGAATTGTACAATGACAGATTTGATATATGATGACATTCATCTATCTTGTATGGTTTTACATTCATCAGGTTTTAATACGAAGAAACTTGCATATAGAATTGTTTTATAATCTATGACTCATTCAAGTCACAATTTCCAATAAAAATAAAAATCGAATAGAGAATAAACATATGGGAGAATCTTATGTGGATTAACAGAACAAAATATGAAGTCGAAAAACTGAAATATAGACAGAGAATATCTTATTTAGAGAATCTTATCTGTCCATGTGAGTCACATGATTATGTTGAAATAGCTCACGAAATTATAGACGAACATAGCACAGTAAAATACATTTTCAGATGTAAGAAATGTGGAAAATTACACGATGAATTAAGTTCAGTGTAAATCACTGTTTCATGTGGATTTTTGAGGAGGTGGTACAAATAGATAAAACTGTAAACTTATCGGATATTATTCTTGATGATTTAGAGAATATACATATAGATGCAAAAGGAGCAATTCTTGGCGAACTTGGAAGTATAAATATTGGAATTGATATTTCAGATTTAAATAATGCAATGATAGAAATTAATTGTTGGAACGAAAGAAATCCTATAACTGGGAAAATAGAACATAAGAAAAAAGCAACAATTAGTTTCACAGATTATGAAATGAGTTATAAGTTACAGGACGAAAGTAAAACAAATATATTGAAATGTTTATGGGAAGCAAGTAAAAAATAAGAAAAGAATGTACAAGTGGAGGTGAGAAAGTGCCTACAGGTTACACAGCGTATATACAAGATGGAGATATTACAACAGGAAAAGACTTCCTAAAGCTTTGTCTTAGAAATTTTGGTATAGCTATTAATATGAGAGATGAACCATTATCAAAACCAGTTCCAACTCAGTTTGAGCCTGATCCTTATTACAAGAAAGATTACGAGGAAACGGTTGAGGTTCGTAACAAATATAGACAAATGACTTTTGAGGAAGCGAAGAAAGAGCTTATTGAAAAGCATAAAAAAGATATGGAATCAACAAAAAAGTCTCTTGATAAATACATTGCAGAAGATGAGCGATATATGAAAGTTAGAGATGAAATTGAAAAGTGGATTCCACCAACATCTGAGCATGAAAATGTTAAGAAGTTTGCATTAAATCAAATTGATATATCGCTAAATACGGATATGAGAGAATATTGTAATAAGGAATTAAGCAAAGATTTGGACATTAGCGATGAAGCAGTTTATTCGTATATGAATGATATTAATGAGTTTTATGAAAATGATGTTGCTAGAGCATATAAAAGATGGCAGGAAGAATTGAAGAGAACTGCTGATAAAAATATGTGGATGAAACAATTCTTAGATAGTTTAGAGAATATCTAATTAGTCTTGAACAATTCAGTTCAAAAATTCCAAAACAAAGTGTCTCGAAAATTATATAAAAATCGAGACAAAACAAGAGAATAAATAAATGCGGAAAGCATTTGTATGGGTGGAAGAACAGCATACCCTTGGGTTTTTACGCTCAAAAATCACTGTTGAAGATAGATTTTTACATAAATTTATTTTCTGTGTTCCAGTCGCAAGACTGTTCAAATATAGTTATCAAAAAATTTTATTACATATTATAAGGAGGATTCATTTAATGAATTTTGAAATGACAGGAAAGTTAAGCATTAGTAAGGAGAGTGACAAGTTTCATCCTTATCAGGAGAAACAGTTTGACTCTGGTTGGATTCGTAAGCAGTTAATGTTCAATGTTGCTTGTGGTGACAACAGACATATGCTTACTGTTACATCTGGTGCTTTCGCAGATGGACATGGTGATGTGTACACATTTTCTAAGAGTGGTGTAAATGAAGATGGTAATAAGGTTAAGGGAGAGTCATTAAAGATTCCATTCAAAGAGAGACTTACTTCTCCAAAATTAGCAGAGGTTGCTGAATTCAAGAAGTTTATCTTTGATCTTGAGAAGCCTGGTCGTAGATATAAGCTTGAAAAAGCTGCTGAAAAGGTTAAGGAAGGTACAAGTCTTACAGACAAAGAGTTAAAAGAGATTGGTCTTGAGAGCGAAACAGATGTAAATGCCGAACTTGAAAATAGTAATAAGAGAAGACATGAGTTTATTTCCGAGTGGGATTTTATTGATTTTATCAAAAAGGTAATTGAAAGTGGAGAGTATTCTGATAAGAAATTCTTTATTCGTGGAAACGGTGAATACCAGTATTCAGATAAAAACGAGAGAGTATATGAATCTTATGTCCCTAATCGTATTTATCTTGCGGCAGATGACTCAGAAGAGGTATCTACAGCAACAATCAATATTTTGTTTAACTCTGAGAGTTTAGATGATATGTGTGTTGAAGAGAAGGGCAAATATTATATAAATGGTTACATGATGGAATATGACAATAATCGTAAGGGTAATATTCCTGTACCAGTTACAATTACAATTCCAGTTCCTTCTGATGATGCAGATGAAAAAGCCAAGAAGAGAGCAGAATCAATTAAGCATAAATTTATGGTTGATGATGACACATTTAAGGAATATGGGGCTGTTGTTAATATGCTGAATGGAGCACAGAAGACAGAAATTACAGAAGATATGCTTACTGATGAACAGAAGGATGATTTAGAGTGTGGTCTTATTACTATGGATGATATTCGTGCCGAACTTGGGGGAAGTGTATACGGTGAAAGAATTAGAGAGTATCAGTTCTTAAAACCAGCAAAGGGCTTTACTAAGGGTAGACAGGATACAGTCTACGCTGAGGACGATATGGTTATCAAGCCACTCGAAGAGGAAGTTCCTGAAGGAACAGAAGACTTATTTGAAGATGACGATGATGAACTTTAAAAGAGATGAGGGCATTTGCCCTCTCTCAAATAATAATAAACAGATTTTAGGAGGAATTTTAAATGGCATTTGGTAAAAGAAGTACAATTAGTGACAATTTATACGATTATTCAATTATGATTTGTGGTGAATCTGGTGTTGGTAAAACAACAGTAATCAGTGAACTTTGCGAAAAAGAGTTTGGTGAAGATGGATATCTATTACTTAATACAGGCGATGAGGAAGGCGTATCTGCAATTGAAGGAGTCACTTATGAAGATGTACCTACATATAAGAAATTTGTGGAAATTAGTAATGATATTATCAAGAATAAGGATACCGATTATCCAAATTTAAAGGTTGTTATTATTGATACTCTTGATCAGCTCATTGATTGTACTGAAAAACAGGCGATTGATGATTGGAATAGAGAAAATATGAGCAATAAGAATTTTAAACCAGCAAAAACATTAAACAGTGTACAGGGTGGATTTGGTGCAGGATATGATGTTGTATTCAATATGATTTATGACAAAGTAAGAGCATTAGGAAAAGCTGGAGTTAAGGTTTGGTACACATGTCATTCTAAGACAAAAGATATTATTGATCCAGTTTCAAGTGCAGCTTACACAACTCTGACATCAAATATGGCTCAGAGATATTTTAATGATTTTAAAACTAAAGTTCATGTTGTTGGAGTAGCTTGTGTTGATCGTTCAATTGAAGCAGAAGGAACAGGACGTACTAATATTATTAGTCACAAAGAGATTACTGTAAATAAGGTTAAAGATGAAAAGAGAAAAATTGTTTTTAGAGATGATTCTTACTCTGTAGATAGCAAATCAAGATTTGCGGGAATTGTAAACGAAATTCCGCTTGATGCTGATGAATTAATTAAAGCTCTCAAGGATGCAATTAAAAATTCAAAGAAAAATGATTCAGTTGGATCAAAGAAGACAACATCAAAGAAGACTGCTCCAATTAAAGAAGAAAAGCCAGTAGAGTCAGATCCGATTGAGGATGATATTGACGATATTGATACACCAGTTGAGACAACAGTTGAGGAGACAACGGAGACACCTACATATCCAGATGATTTAGATGCTGTTATCCGTAAGATGTATAAGGAGTGCAAAGACGCAGAACTCAAGGCATCAGTCAAGAATGTAATTGCCGAGTATGGTAAGCTCAACGATGTTGATGATGATGGATTAAAGAGAATCTACAACATGATGAATTAGTGAGGTATAGCACATGCTGGTAAAATGCAGATTGTGCGGTACTAAGGTAGATAGAAATGAAGCATTCAAGGTAGTAGTAGGTGGTAAAAACACCTACTATTGCAATGAAGCTGAATATCAAAAAGTATTGCATGAGAGAGAAGTAAAAGATAATACATATGAGTGCATTAATCAGATATTTGGATATAAAGTTCTAAATTCTGCACTGTTCAAAGAGATAAATCTTTTATTGGAGGTATATTCTTATGAACATATTTTGGCATATCTAACAGAGAATAAAAAGTATATAACAAAAGTTCTTGAAAAGGATTTTGTAAGTGAATATGCAAAGATTCGATACTTCGCTGCAATACTAAAAAATAATATTGCTGATTTTAAAATGAAAGAACCTGAAAAGCCTAAAGAGGTGGATGTAGATATGCCAGCTATGAAATATAAGAGAAGAAATAAACGTAGAAGTTTATCTGAAATTGAAGAAAGTGTAGGTGATTGACATAAGTGAATTTATTACAGGTGTTAAAGAAAAGTATCCTGCTCAATTATTAAAAGGTAGGATTGAAATAGAGGGTAATGTCATTAGTTGTTTCTTCAAAGATATGCTTCTACTTGATGATACAACATTTGAGCAGAAAGATTTTGTCACAGTAGATGGTCTTTTTTATTTTTCGTTATTGAAAAATTTACGAAAGAAGGGATTTTATTCTCTTGATGAAATTACTATTCTGTCTAATATGAGTCAAGAAGTTGTTGAAAAATTTGAGGATAAAGGTGGTTGGGAAACGATTCAACACCAGATTGATATTATCAATACTCAGAATTTTGATACATACATAGATATTCTTTATAGAGAGAATATTATGATGAACATGTATAAGGATGGTTTTAATCTTCTTCAAGAAATAACAATAGGAGATAAGAAAGTAATTCCGCTAAAGTTATTTAGAAAAATGACTGCTGAAGAAGTCACAGATTGGTATGAAGCTCGTATATCCAGTTATGGTACAGGATATAGTAGCAAGATTCTTGAAGAGGAAGAAATAGATTTTGATGATGAATTTATTGAATCTTGTAAAGATGGTGAAGAGAATGGTGTTCCATTTGATATAGCAGGATATGATAAAAATGGGGAGGAAATGAATTGTTTTCCTTTTCTATCACGACAGATAATGGGGTTACTTGAAGGGACACTTACTATGATGGGTGGTTTCTCTAGTGCAGGTAAGTCTACTTGGTGGATTACAGTTCTGATGGCACTTCTACATTATGATCGAAAAATTCTTATTATCTCCAATGAGGAGAATATCAAAAAATTCAAGATAAAATTCATGGTCTGGTTACTTGGAAAACGCAATAGATATTTCAAACTTACAAAAAAGAAAATGACATCTGGCGATATAAATGCAGAGAGTAGAGAGCAATTAACGGATGTTCAGAAGTTTTGGAGAGAGAATTATAAAGGAAGAGTCAAATTTATCTCTATCAATGACGCAGATATGAGAGTGGTTAAAAAGAAAATTCGTGAAAATGTTTTGAGACATGGATATGATACGGTGTTATATGACACGTTCAAAATTCAAGAAGGAGATTTTTCATCTGCTAGGCAAGACTTATCACTTGTAAGAGATAGCCGAGAACTTGATAAATTAGCAAAAAAATATAATTTGATTATGCTCGCTTCTGTTCAGTTAGCGGAATACATGAAGGGCAAACTGTTTCTTGACGCAAGTTGTTTGAGTAATGCAAAGCAAATTAAGGAAATTTTGGAAAATCTATTCTTAATGCGAACTGTATATGCGGAAGAATTGGACGAAAAAAGTAAATACTATTGTCGTCCGTTTAGGCTCAAAAAAGTTAATGATAAATGGATAGAAGAAGAATATAAACCAGATCCTAATGCAGTATGGCGAATGTGTTTTACAGAGAAATGCCGTAGTGGTGCTAATTCAAGCGATAATGGCATTGCATATTTACTGAAATATGATGGTGATCATTGCATTTTCCGTGAAGTGGCACAATGCCGTCCTCGACACGGTGAAATAAAATAACAAATTATGGAGTGATATATGTTAGCTGATGTTAAAAAAGAACTGATAAATCACCCAGATAAGCTAAAAGATGTTCTTGAACATTTTGGCTATTGTAACATAGTAATTCGTCCCAAATATATTTCATTTGGGCGAGATGAGAAATCTTCAAAGAAAAGTATAGTAATCAATCTTGAAAACAATGAATACCTGTACATTATAGATTATGCAAGAAATATCAGAAAGGATATTTTTTCATATATTATTGAACAAAGAAAAGTTGAATTCATAGATGTCCTTAATGAAGTAAGACATGCATTAGGTATTACAGATTACTATGATTTCTTTGATAATAGAGGAATTTTTGGAGGATTTTATGAGAAGATTAGAAAACGAAGAACAAATAAAGTCAATACATATGATGATTCCATCTTAAATTGCTATGTTAATTGTGGGAATACGAAGTTTCTTGCTGATAATATATCACTTCTTTCACAAAAATTTTTTGATATAAGATATGACATAGAATCACAAGGTATCGTTATCCCTATAAGAAATCAGTTTGGACAGCTTATGGGTGTCAAGGAACGATTTAATTATGATGTTGCTGATGGTGAAATGAAATATTTTTATGCTGTACCTTGCAGTATGAGTCAAACATTATTTGGTTATTCTCAAAATTATGAATTCTTAGTAGATAATACTATCTACATCTTTGAAGCGGAAAAGAGTTGTATGCAATGCTTTTCTTATGGGATAAGAAATTGTGTATCTCTTGGAAGCGGATCTATTTCTATTCAACAAGTCAAAATGTTACTCGAATTAAATCCCAAAAAGATAATTTTCCTGCATGACGTAGGATATGGATTAGAGAATATTATGAGAAACATTGACATGGTAAAGAATTATTCTAGGTTCACAGAGATAGAACTTGGATATTGGAGTTATTTTGGACGAGGATATAAGGATAAAGTTTCGCCATCTGATTTAGGAAAAGAATGTTTAGAAAATATTTTGCAGAATGAAATAACAATGATTGGAGATGAGGATGACGAAGACGAATTATAGAATACTAAATGATTGTCGTGGAATGTATGAGGATGAAGTATTTGATACGATTTTAAGTCAAAGAGGAATTAATGATGTTGAACATTTTTTGACTCCTACAGAAGATGATTTGCTTCCCCTAGATTCATTACTTCGTATTGACGAAGCATATCAAAGAGTAGATAGAGCAATTGTAAATAATGAGCGTATTGGAATTTTATTTGATACAGATTTAGATGGAATTACATCAGGAACAATAATGACCAGGTATTTCAGGCATTCTACTGATAACATTAAAACTTATATTGATGAGGGTAAAATGCATGGTTTGATTGGGCAAGATTTATCTCAGTTTGAAGGCATTGATTTACTTATTATTGTAGATAGTTTGGATAAAGATATATCTCAATATAAGTTATTAAAAGAAATGGGAGTAGATGTAATTGTACTCGATCATCATGCAATTAAGGAGAAAGAATCATATGATGATTATGTAATTCTTGTATCTTCCCAGAGGAATTATGAAAATGCCCAACTATCAGGTGCAGGTGTTGTGTGGAAGTTTTGTAAATATCTTGATGAACAATATCTTACAGATTATGCAGATGAACTTGTTGATTTAGCTGCATGTGGTCTTGTTGGAGATATGATGGATATGACTGTTATGGAGAATAGATATATTGTATCTAAGGGATTAGAGAAGATATATAATCCAGCAGTTAAGAAAATTGTTGGTGGCTTTGAGTTTAATAGTACCGCTATTGCATTCAGCATTGCACCAATTGTCAATGCAAGTAATCGCATGGGTAAAAATGAAATTGCTATGAAAGCATTTTTGGAAGACGAAAATAAACAGGTTTTGGCTTACGTGAAAGAATTAAAAAAATGCAAGGAAGAACAAAACAAAGAAGTAGATAGATTATTACCCGATGTGTTGAAACAATGCGATACTCAAGTAAACAAGAAGATGATTATTACATATATAGATACACCTTATGGTGTTAGTGGATTACTTGGAAATAAGTTATTGGAAAGGTATCAAAAACCTATTCTTGTTCTAAAAGACATTAAGGATACATTTTCTGGTTCAATGAGAGCAATTGGGGTAGATGATTTTCGCCAGATTTGTAACGACAGTGGTTTTGCAAAAGCAGATGGACATGAATTAGCAAGTGGTATTACTATAAAAAAATCTGACATTGATAAGTTTGCATTATATATAGAAGGAACTCTTCCAGAATTGGAATCTGACACTTCTATAAATGTAGATATTCAGATTAATATTTCAGATGTTACTCGCAAACTTGTAGAGAATATAAAGAAGATAGATAAAATATCTGGTACAAATTTTAAGCCTGTAAAAGTATTTATTGATGGTATTGATGAATATGAAATCGGTCAAATGAGTGACTATAAACATCTTGTAATAAAACCAAATGATTATCTACAAATTATCAAATGGAATTTTGATGGTTCATTTGACGAGATGGAGGATCATTCGATGATGAATGATGAGTTGGAAATTGTATGTACACTTGATTCGGGATTTTTTGGTAGAAAATTTGTATTAAAAGCAATATGTGATGAGATTAAGGAGGTGGCTTGATATTTCTGATATTGAATTAGTTAAAAAAATTATTCCAACATTAACGTTTAAATTTCCTTATTCCGCAGAAGATTATGTGAAAAATTTATATCTTGAAAATTATCATTGCCATAAAGATTTTAGTAATACATCTACCCCAGATTGTGCTGAATCAATTAATGCATACGCTGATAGAGTACATGAGTTTGGAACAAAATGTTTATATTCTGGCGAACATGGTTCACAAGGCAATCAGTTCCAAGTATATAAAGTTGCTGAGAGTGAACATCTTAAATATATACATTCATCTGAAGTATATTGGGTAAAAGATAGAAAAGAAAAAGATAGAGCAAATTGTCATATGATTGTAGCAGCTAAAAATGCTGAAGGTCGTGGAGACATTAATTTTGCTTTATCTATGGCAAATATTGATGGATATTATTATAAGCCACGTATTGACTTGGAATTATTATTTAATATTCCAAAGGACAATGTGATTGTAACGTCAGCTTGTGTTGCAGGTTGGAATTATAAAGATGCAGAAGATATATGGCTTAAAATACACAAATATTTCGGAAATAATTTCTTTTTAGAAGTTCAGTATCATAACACTGATAAACAGAAAGAACTTAATAAAAAGATTTTAAGAATTGCAAAAGAACATAATATCCAGATTATATGTGGTCTTGATAGTCATTATGTTAAAGAAGAAAATGCAGTTAAGCGTGACCAGATTCTGAAATATAAAAACATTAATTATCCAGATGAGGAAGGTTGGTATCTTGATTATCCTGATACTCAAACAGTAATTAAAAGATTTGAAGAACAAGGTGTTTTAAATAGAGAAGAAATATATAGAGCAATTATGAATACAAATGTTTTTGTGGCAGAATGTGAAGAAATTGTTCTTGATAGAAAATTTAAAATTCCGAGTGTTTACAAAGGAAAAACCTATAAAGAAAAATGTAAAATTTACAAAGATGTTCTTAATAAAGCTTATGCAAAAGAAAAAGAAAAGTCAAAAGAAAAAGCCGATGGTATTCGATATGAAGCAAAACAAGTTATGGAAGCTGGTGTTGTGGATTATTTCTTAACAAGTAAGGCTATTGTAGATGATGCAATAAAAAATGAAGGTGGTATTTTAACAACTACTTCAAGAGGTAGTGCTGCATCATTTATAACAAATAAGCTTTTAGGTCTTACAACTGTTGATAGATTCAACGCTGACATTCCTATTTATCCTGAACGTTTCTTAACTAAGGAACGTGTATTGGCTGGTCAGATGCCAGATATTGATTTGAATGTTGCTACACAAGAACCATTTGTTAAAGCAGCAAGAAAATTATTGGGGGAACATGGCTGTTACCCATTAATGGCAATAGAAAAACTTAAAGAAAAGGCAGCTTGGCAGTTATATGCAGGTGCAAACGAAGTTAAACCAGAGGATGCGAATCAGATTTCAAAGTATCTTGATGAGTATAATAAGGCATTAAAATATGCGGATGAAGATGAAAAGGATGATATTCATGTAGAAGATTATATCCCTGAAGAGTATACAGAATTATTCAAACAGAGTAATGAATACCAGGGGATCACAATCAATTTGAAAGTACATGCTTGTGGTCATTTTATCTTTGATGGCGATATTCGTAGAGAAGTAGGATTAATAAGTGCTGTTTCTGAATCAACTGGCAAAAGAACAGTATGTGCAGCTATTGAAGGTGGTTATCTTGATGAATTCGGATATGTAAAAGAGGATTTTCTTATTGTAGATAGTGTTTATCTTACATATAAATTTTTTCATAGTATTGGCATGGAAGTTCCGACATTTGATGAACTAAGACATATGATTGATGGTGATAAAAAAACATGGGATATTTATGCAAATGGTATTACATGTTGTGTTAATCAGTGTGAGAAAGAAGCGACCACTAATCGAGTGAAGAAGTATAAACCGCAAAATCTAGCAGAGTTAAGTAGTTTCATTGCAGCAATTCGACCAGGTTTTGCGTCATTACTTAGCACATTCTTGAATCGTGAGCCATATACTACAGGCGAGAAAAAAATTGATGATTTATTATCTGATACTGCACATTTCATGATTTATCAGGAATCTATTATGAAAGTATTGTCATTCTTGGAATTGAAAATGGCTGAAACATATGGAGTTATTAAAAATATTTCAAAAAAGAAATATAAATTACATCCTGAAATGTTAAAAGAATTACAGGAACGATTAATAGAAGGTTGGAAAGCAGAAATCGGCAAGACAGATAATTTTAATAATGTTTGGAATGTAATAGAGTCTTCTGGATCATACGCATTTAATTCTCCACATGCCTATTCAATGGGTGGAGATTCTGCCTATCAAGCATGGTTTAAAGCACATCATACTAAAACATTTTATGAAGTAGCAATCAATCATTATCAGGAAAAGAATAAAAAGGATAAGATAGATGCTCTTGTTAAAGAAGCAATTAAATTTTGGGGATATAAATTAGGTGATTATGAATTTGGTGCAGATAACAGAAAAGTGACGATTAATGAAGAGAATAAATTAATATATCCAAATTTGTCAAGTGTAAAAGGCTTTGGTGAGGGGGTTGTTGATGCTCTTTATGAATTAGGGCAATCGGAGTATAAAACATTTACCGATGTATTAACTGCACTATTTTCAAATTCAATTAATAAGACCATTGTTAATAAACTTATTAGAATCAATTATTTTAAGAAATATGGTGATGTAAATACTTTACTTGAGATTACAAGATTATATGATTTGTTGAATGGTGCGAAACAGATTTCTAAAGATAAAGCTGAAAAGAATAATATTCCATTTGATATACTTGAGAAACATGGAAATGAGACATCCAAACAATTTAATAAACTTGACTCAGAACAAATTATTAAGGAATTGATTTCTAATATTCCTTATAGAGAATTAACTTTAAAGGAAAGGCTTGATAATCAGAGAGAAGTTCTTGGTATTGTCAGTGACTCGGATTCAAAAGTAAGTAAACGTCTATATTATGTTTCTGAACTTGATATTAAAAAATCTATTGTAAATGTTCATCTTTTTGAAATCTATAGTGGTAAAACACGAGAAGTAAAAATGTGGACAAGTCAGTATAATCGAAATCCATTTGATCTAGGAGCAATTCTATATATTATTTCTCTTGAAAAGAAGAATAAAAAAGAGCCAACTGGTGAAATAAATCCAGTTACA